GTTCAATTCGTGGATGCAAAATATCAGTGCATTGCCCATGATGACAATACTTTCGATAATGCTGATAGTAAGCATGGTTGGGATCTGTTCCCTCAACAACCATTTCTAGATTGTTCTTGGTATCAGCACTTTCAACTTCTATCTTTCTATCAGTAGTATTTGCTGCCATCTTTCCTGGTGAAAATCTAGCAGATGCAAAACTGGATTGCAGTTTTTTTAATTCTTCTGAGTCTTTTTCAAAAAGGTCAATAATATGAAAATCAAACATTCTAATTATTCAGCAGGATTGTTCACTTGATCGGTTGTGGTATCTGTCTCTCTTCCTGTAACTTCACCATAATCTTCAGATCTGTCAGCATCCTTAAGTTTAAACTGGATGTTAAACTCAAGATCTGAGTTAACTTTCTTCAGATATCTGTTGAGTTCTGCCTTGAGCTCATCATAACTTCTTGCATTGTACTCTTCCTCGGACATAAACAATCCAGGGAGATTAAGGTACTTGTACACTCTCATCATCTTGAACTTCGCCTTCATTGCTGCTTGGTTCTCGAAGTGTGCATCAACAGAGAGATATTCTGTCTCCCTGTTAGGATCATTCTGCAGATAAACTTTTGGTGTAATTGGGAAATCTACATTGAATACATCATTCGCTAACCATGCAGGATCATCTGTCATGTCACGTAGATGCTGTCTATATGCACGATACAAAGCTTTATCATCATCAGACAATGGAGAGTCTGCTAGTTGTGTCCAGTCACTATCAACCAGCATACGAGTTCTCATGCCACGGAAAGAAGAGATAAGACCATTGTATTCTTGTGAGAGAATACCACTAATCCTATCTGCTTCTGCTTGAAGTCTCACGAGTCTGAGTTCTTCAAACTTCTTCATCAGTTTATCTGACAACTCAGCAACTTGTGCCTGTGTTGGTTCAGTCCACTTATATGCAGTGAAAGAATATGTGCCAGTTCTATGACTCCATGCTTTCTTTCTTCTTTCACACATGAAATCGCCATTTCTATACACAGTTAGAAATGCCAACTCATCGTTGTCTGCCCACCAGTATTCACCAACCAGTGTCTTGATCTCTTGTAACTGCTCAGCACTTAGTTTTTCAACATTAAAGTTGAACCAGAGATCTCCATTTAGTGGATTAAACTGAAGTTTTACTTGTGACTCTACCATTTTATGTCGGGCAATTGATATACCATCCTGTCAAAATATATTTAGTACCTTCCAGAGGTGGGTTACCACGATGTTGCCATGGGAATGCTGCTGGCCAGATAACAAGTGTGCCACGCTCAGGTGTCAATCTTGTGTGTTGATGTAGAAACTCCGTCTCACCACCAGTAAAATCATCATTCAAGTAAATCATCCATACCAACACACGATGTGCCATTTCATATGTGGTATTTTCTGCGTGCCACATGTGATAACCACCGCCAGGTTGTGTGCGCTGCAACTTCTGATCAAAACTAATCAGACGTGCAGTGTTCTGCATACCATACTGTTTAATATAATGCAAATAACCTGCTTGTAGATACTGGTTGACTTCAGAATGAAGCACTGCATCAGCAAACTGAACCAGGATAGATTCATCCTTTCTTCCTAGCATACCAATAGGAAACTGTGTGTCCCCTGTCATAACTTCACGGCGATCACCAGGAGCTGCCTGTCTGTCTTGAGTATAACTACCGCTAGTCATATCAGTATCCAAAGATTGATTGGATAGATCAATCAGTCTATCGCAAATAAACTTTGGAACATGATTCTTGTAGATACCAATAAACTGGTCGTACTCACCATCAACCAGTTCAGGTGGTCTGATGGGAATGATTTTATCTGTTGCTTTCATACTAAACTCACTTTGTGGATATTATAGCATAGTGGTATTTATTTTACCACGCTTTGATGATATATTTGACTCTAAAATACGGTTGCATGAGTGCAAGTTCTGATGCTGCTTGCAATCTAACACTAAGTGCAGAGTCAAACACAGACTTTGCAGCAGTAGATAGTTCAAACTGTCCAATGTTACAGAATACACCACCCTGATTCACAATGTCAATAGTCTTGTTAATAACTGCACCTCTGTTGTCATCCTGAGAATAAGATGTGCCAAACTTCTGGTTGATATTACCACCTGGGTCTTGAATGTTTACTAGTCCAGAAGATCCATATGATTCATCATTGCCATATGATGCATATTCTGTACTATATCCCCACTGCAAAAAGTGTGAGTGATCACGCAGAGATGAACCAAACCTATCGTAAGTTAGAACACCACCTTGTGCCTCACCCATAAAACCAACAGATTTAGCAGATGCATAGGGGTTACCTTCTGCAGCGGATGTACTGCCTCTCTGTGCATATCTAATCTCGTGATAGTGAGGAGCAACAGATGGTGTGGCAAATTCTCCAACAGGACCAGCACTCCAACTTACATTACCGTAGATGTATGGTTCAACAATAGCGGTCACCTGATCAAATCCATCACTAGTAAATGTACTAATGCTGAATGTATCAGTAGCAGTACCACCAATATCAGATCCACGCCATCCAATATACTGAATGCCGATCATGTCAATTGCATTTGGGTTTGCTGCTAATTTATTAGCACCAATTTCACTAGTATAATTTGAATCAACTGTTTGCTTAAGAATAATAGTTACGCCACTAGTTCTATATTGTGTGGGGATATCAATAAAAATTTCTCTCCAGTTCGAGTAAGCATTATCATAATCATCTTGGTCACCCAAATCAGCATTGAGAAAGTCTTGTCTAGCTGGGATTAGTTCACTCTCAGTACCATTTGGCCATCTAATATACAATCCTTCTCCAGCATCATTTGGTCTTTCGCCACCATTCTCGTCATTGCCTACGATAGCATAGACAAATAGTGTTGTCGCATCACTAAAATCTAAATTAGAATATGTTACTTGTCTATTAAACTGAATGCTACTAAATGGTGATGTTCCTGGTGTACCAAATGCAAGGTACTGTGTAGCATTCTTAATATTGTCTGTAACCTCCGCTTCACCACTTCTAAATCCATTACATTCAGGTGAAGTATCAACTTCATCTTTAGGTGCAAACTCACCGAGACCATAATTAATCAAAGCAGTGCTGCTATACGATGCTTTGGATGTCAGGAAACTTTCAGTAACGCTATAATATACTGCTTGACCAGTCTGTGCATCTGGTGTAATTTCAGATAATGGTGGTAACTGTCTAACAGTATTCAATACATATGTTCCGCCAGTCGATCCAGCAATATTAGGTTGTGCTGTTGTGGTACTATTTCCAGGTCCATCACTTGGAGACAAAGAAATACCGCCTGGTTGGTTACCATCAACAGAACCAGTACCCATCATCATCCTAGATCTGTAATCTGGTAGATTAAATGTAGTTGCTGTAGAACCGTATGTATCACCAATAACCTGATACAGAGCAATATAATCTTCTTTATCTAATGTTCTACCATCACACGGCAACCATCCTGGGAATCTAGATTCAATTTGCCAGTTATTACCTTCTGTAGTGGGATTGGTGCTACTGCTCCATGTTCCTGGTTTAGGTACACTAATAACTGTACCAATAGAAGCACCAGTATGCTGAGTTGCTGTAGAGTATCTGTATGCCATATCAGTATTTGATTAGGTATTCTACCAAGATGTACGTGGGGACAATATCGTCCATTTTAAGTGTGTTGTCTGCAGATAATGTAACTGCAGTGGTCACATTGAAAGCATCAACTTGCGTCGAAGGTATATATGAGTCAGTATTTCTAGTTGGGAATGATCTTTCAATAACGTGTTGGTGAACTGCTAGTGTTTGTTCTCCAGCAATAGGTGTTACCTGTCCGATAATACCAACAGAGTTGATAGATTGTAGTTCTGGTGAAGAGTCAGAAACAGACATATCCTCTTCATAATCTTCATCATTAGAATATGCCCAGACAGGCAAGTTACTGTAGTGACCGTGTGCGAGATACGATGTATCATTCACGTTAATTTGGTCAGTAACAACACCAAGGTTTGTACCAAAGTTCTGGTTGCTAAGAAACTCCAACTCTGTTTGAGGAATTGCCATTGAACCATCATAATTAACAGTTACGCTAGTTCCTCTGTTCAATGTAAGTTCTGTTTCAATACCAACTCTAGGAATCTCATTGTTATCATCATCCTGAACAGTTAGGGCAGTGTATACACCAGAAGCACTATTTGCTTGAACATATTTTGCTCCTAGATCTGGCAGTTGAAATGTACCACCAGACTGATTTGCTGCTACATCTTCTTCTAATGTAACTCCTGGTTTTCTGAACTTAGAGTTTTGACCTACACCCAAAATTTGTTTTAAGTTTGGATATTCTACACCAGAAAGAATGTCACCATTACATCTCAAGTAACCAGCAGGTATATAATTTTTCCAGTCAGTTCCATTAGGATCATCACCATCTAGAGTTCTAGAAAAGGCAATAATAGTTCCAGGAAAGACTCCGTATTTTCCTCTTTCAAAACTGTAATTTGCTGCCATTTTAGTATGCTCTGATGATATGCAAAACGTTTAATTGAGGTGTTTGTGTATTGATACGGATGGTAGCAATACCCTCAAGAGATTCATTAACTGGTTGCATGTTGCCCCTCTGTACATTATTTAACACTAGAGTAGCAGGTAAATTCATGCTACCCTTCGTAATTGAATAAAACTGTGATGGGTGATAGTGAGCGTCCAAACTCTCCTGACCAGAGTTCAGGAAGTTTACAAATGGATGTGATGTATCAACAGCAGCAAATGACCATGGATCAGCGATATCACTTAATGTATCCATGTTGTTACTGTCAACATAGTTGTAGTTGGTGCCACCATTTTGTCCAGGATTTCTTCTTGCTGCCCAACCTCCTGCGCTTTGATAACTACCAGATCTAGTAATATATTCACCCTGCACAGGGCTACCATCAAAAACACCAATTCTCTGTCTTTCGTCAACAGGGTTGTTTGCTTCCATCCTGTTAAACTGAGGAGATCCACAGTCATCAGGACAGAATAGGAAGCAGTTTGCGTTACCATTATTCTGGCACGCTTCTGCCCACTGGTTTGGCGCAGAAACAACATCAAATGATCCCGTGCCTGTAGTTCCTTCACCACCACCGCCACCGTGTGAGTGAGTACCGATGTGATGGTCACCAAGTGCTCTACCAGTGGTAGCTAGACCGTCAAAGAATACTGGATCGTTTAAGTTTACCTCAGTGACAAATCCAAGCATGTTGTTGACTGACTGGTTGAACTCTGCATACAAATCAATCTGAGATGTTCTAACAAAGTTGGTCTGATTAGCACCATCAGTGCCCATTAGAGCTGTAAATTCGTCTGGAATATCATATCCACTGATACTATCATGTGATGGGTGATAGTCAGTCATACTCTTAGATTGAATGTTTGGCAGTTTAAAGTCAACATTCAATGTGCCACCATATCTGTTACCAATGACTTCGTAAAGCATTGGGAATTCATCCACAGTCAACGTCTGGAAGTTACATTGTAACCAACCAGAAGGAATCTGTGAGATATCACCAGTCCAGGGGACAATCGTTCCAATCGCTGTCCCCTTTAGTGACTTTAGAAAGTTATAATTAACTGCCATCTATTATACCTCTACGAGCCTCCAACCTTGATCTGCGGATCCGATATTAGTTCCATCACCATCTGTAGCACCGATGTAGATTAGACCGAACGCTGCATTTCTTGTGTTGACGATTAGTTCACCACCACCATATGCAGTGCTCAAACCACCTAAGGTTGTGCCAGTAGCATCTCCTTGGATGCGGACACCAGATTGAGCACGGATGACCAGTTGACAATTATATGTCAAGTTGCCAGCGATGTCAACAAACCTAATCATGTCACCAGTTGCTGCAGCAGGTAGTCTTAGGACTAGGACTGTATCAGTACCAGCTGGTTTGACGATGTAGTTTGTATTGACTGTGAGGTTGACTGCAGCATTATCACTGTTAGAAGGTGTATCAATGTAGACCCACTTTCTACCACCAGTCTCAGTTACCCAGTTGTTGATGTTATTGATATTTATTCCGCCACCAGTGATGTTGATGTCGTTATAAATGCTGACTTCACCGTCTCCACCAATCATGAAGTCAGGTGTACCACTGAAGTTAATACCAGTGGATCCTGCATACAATCTGAATGGACCGTCAAAGTCAATACCACCAGCAACATCTAGATCACCAGTAGACTGCGTGAGTCTCAATCTACCGTTGTTTAGTGCAGTATCTTGAGCATTTGTATTGGTTACCCAAAGGTCACCAGTGAATGCTGCAGCACCTGTTGCACTGAGTAGAGAAGCAGATGCAGTTGCAGTACCATCACCAATGATCTTGAGTTCACCATCACGGTTAATGACAAGTCTTTCAGTTCCGTTGGTATCACGCTCGATAACGAATCTGTTATCTGCAGATGTAAGTTGAACTTGGAAGTCTGCTGTGCCAGAAACTTGGTTGTCAACCAGAGTGCTAGTAAATGTACCAGATACAGTGTCAACAACCAGTCTGTTCTGACCAGTAACACCATTGTTGATAACGAATCTTTCTGGTGATGCATCAACAACAGTTACGATTCTTACAAATTCACCAGATGGGCAAGTATTACCAGCAGATAGTCTGAGGAAGTCTTGAGGACTGAACGATCCACCAAACTCACCAAGTTGAATGGTGGTTGCACTAGAATTGAGTGTAGGATCAGATGGTCCAGACTCACCTTCACGGATGAATGTTGCATCCTGAGTGAAGATTAGTTTTGCAACTGGTGCGTTATCAGAGTGAGCAGCAGCAGTTGTACATGCAATACCACGCTCAACAACAACAGTTCTGTTTGCCTCACTAGGAGGATTCTGAACTCTAAGGATTTCATTATCAATTAGGAGAAGATCACCAACAGTTAGGTTATTAACGTTGTTGAGTGGTAGAGTTGTGGCAGTGCTGGTCATTGGAGTACCAGGGTTGCCAGTATCAACCTTAGCAGAATCTAAGACAACACGAGCATCAGTTGGAGTTCCAGTAATAGTGATTGGAGTTGTGCTTGCAGCAGTTCCAACCAACTGGAATGTCTGACCAGTAGAGTTGTAAACATAGTATAGAGTGTTCGTAGCAACACCTGTTAGTCCAGTTGTATCTGTGAAGACGACGATGTTACCATTGACTAGGTAGTTCGAAGGTCCAAGGACATTATCACAAACCAGTGTGTTGTTAGAAACAGCAGTAGTAGTGAATCTTAGGGAATCACAATATCTTTCGATGTATGCATAGTGGTCAACGTTGAGACTATTGAGATCACCAATGTTGTGATCAATAGCACCAGTTCCAAGAACACCTCTTGTTACTGTAACAGCACCGCTGTTATTACCACCTTGCTGGGTTACATCACCCTCTAGGAGAGTATCGCCCTTAACGTTAAGTGCGTTATTGATGGTTGTTTGACCAGCAATTGCACCAAAGTTTAGACTGACCGCTCTGGTAAATGCGTTGACTTCAGCACCTGCACCATTTCTGGTGAATAGATCAATGTTTCTAGCGTTAGATTGTAGTTCGACCAATACATCTTCGTTGTTGAGGATGCTAGTTAAACCGTTGTTGATCTCAAGGATCGAAGACTCAAGAATTGTCTGGAAGTTCTTGACAGTCAGTCTAGACTCAGCAGCATTTGCTCTTGCACCACCGATAGTGATTAGAGATCTGAAGGTATTGGTAGTGTTAGGAACAGTACCAA